GGCGGTGGTGGTGTCTTTACAAGTTCAAATACTCAATATCAACTTGGCGTATATTACGTATCTCATAACTTTATAAACAATAATTTTTATTGGGCTGGTGTTTTTCTTGGTCAAACGCCCACTGGCGTCAATACACTTGGAAATTATAGTAGAGGTAGTTACCAAGGAAGTGATAAAGGGAGTGAGGTATATCAGATAATTGAATCTACTAGTACCTTCACAAGCGGCGGTGGCGGCGGAGGCGGTGGCGTTGGTGGCGCTGGTGGTCGTGGTCAAGGAAGTGATGGGGCTAATGCAGGCGGTGCTGGTGGTGCTACTGGTGCAGCTGGCTCTGCTGGCGGAACTAATGCAGGTGCTGGTGGTACAGGTGGCACTGGCGGCACAGGAGCCACAGGCGGTACTTACGGAAATGCTGGTGGTACAGGAAACAACGGAGCAACAGGCAACACTGGAGCCTCAGGAAATAATGGTAGCGGTTCGGCAGGGTCAGGAGGTGGTGCTGGTCGAACTGGAGGGGCTGCAGGTCGTTACCTTGTAAAAGGTGGAAATTCAGTAACTCTTAATAATAGCGGCACGGTCGCAGGAGGTTTAGCGTAATGGAATTTAAATACAAAATTACAAAGTTTGACGCAGAGAATAAAACAGTTGTTGTTGTTTTTAATGATGGGGCTTGGGCTGAAATTAGATTAGCTAACCCATTGCCACCTACTATTGAAGATCTAGAAAAGATTATTAAAACTTATACTGCACCAAAAGAAGTTATTGAGGCTCAATTAGCTCCTAGTGCTGATTTATCTTACATAGATGCGTTAATTGATATTGAGCGTACAGCAGAAAGGTTTAGCCTTACACCACCTCCTCCACCTCCATCAGATTTTAGTATTCCAGTTGTTATTGTTGGTGATTCAACTACACCCATTACTGATCCCGCCATTTCATCAAATGGAGTAGTCTAATATGCTTAGAACTCCAGAAGAACTTGCTAAGATGCCAGTAGTTAAAATATCTTGTGTATCTAATTTATTTTGCAAAATGATGCATTTTAAACAAGCTGGAAACATTGAATACGGGCATTGTCATGTTTTTGATCATCTTACCCTATTAGCAAGTGGTAGTTTACAGATAACAATTGATGGTGTATCCACCAATTACCAAGCCCCAAACATGATTTTTATTCGCAAAGATGTTAAGCACGAGTTGACAGCTTTAGAGGACAACACAGTTGCATTTTGTATTCATGCCTTACGCCGAGGTGATGGGGTTGACGATATTATTGACCCCGATTCCATTCCTGATGATGCACACACTAAAAGTGGGTTTGAACGAGATTCTTTAATTCACAAACCATAAAATATACATAATGATTAATACAATTATTGATGAATTGAAAGCGTAAGATGAACGAAATTAACCCAATAGAGTACGGCAAGCTAGTCCAGTCCGTAGACAACCTAGAGCGTAAAGTAGATTCATTAGAAGTAGACATCAAGAAGTTAGTGGCTATGGCAGAGCGTAGTAAAGGTTCTCTATGGGCTTTGATGGGTGTTGCCTCGGTTGCTGGTGCGTTCATCAGCTATGTTTCAGAATTAGTGTTTAAAAAGTAAAATATGAGAGAACTCACAGTATTTAATAATCTTACTGCAGGTGCTTCTAATACTATTTATACAGTACCTAAAGGATGTAAAGCAATAGCTACATTGTTGTTCCTGGCTAACTCAGGTGGAACAACTAAGGCTATCTCTGCTGCAGTTCATGATGTTAGTGAAGCTGCTACTGTTCCTATCGTAGGAGCTAAATCATTAGGAGCAGGAGAAGCTCTTCAATTCAACCAAGGTCGTATGGTTATGGATGAGTTCGACTATGTTACTGCTACTCCTGAAGCAGGAGCTACTATGAGTTGTATCTTTACTGTAGAGCTTGTACAATCTACAGCATATCAGAACGGAAGCTAATCATGCCATTGAAATCAGGTTCATCACAAAAGACTATCTCTACTAACATTCGCAAAGAGATGAAGGCAGGTAAACCACAGAAGCAAGCAATTGCAATCGCTCTGTCAAAAGCAGGGCAGTCGAAACCTCAACCGAAGAAAAGGAAGTAATTATGCCAATGGTAAAAGATAAGAAGTTCCCTTACACAGCTAAAGGTAAGAAAGAAGCTAAGTCGTATGCTATGAAGACTGGCGCTAAGATGACTACGCCTAAGGCTAAACCAGCTAAGAAGATGGGTGCTAAGCGTGGCTACTAAGCCTGGTTTATATGCCAACATCGCTGCCAAGAAGAAGCGTATAGCTGCTGGCTCTGGTGAGAAGATGCGTAAGGTAGGTAGTAAAGGTGCTCCTACTGCTGCACAATTCAAGGCAGCTGCAAAGACAGCAAAGAAGAAATAATGCCAAAGAAAGCATTTCAGAACCCTGAAGGTGGACTTAATCAGAAGGGCAGAGACTACTACAATAAGACTACTGGATCTAAGCTAAAGCCTCCTGTGTCTGCTAAAGAGGCTGTAAAGTCTCCCAAGGCTGCAGGTAGACGCAAGTCCTTCTGTGCTCGTATGGGTGGTGTTAAAGGTCCAATGAAGGATGAGAAGGGTAAACCAACTCGTAAAGCTTTAGCACTCAAGAAGTGGGATTGTTAAAATAATCCTTGACTTTTATACTAAATTGTGTTATAATTATAGGCAACTATGAACTACATTCAACTTGTTAATTCTGTACTCCGAAGACTACGGGAAACTGAGGTTTCATCTGTAGCTGATAATGCTTATTCTAAGCTTATTGGTGAGTTCGTTAATGATGCTAAGCGTCAGGTAGAAGATGCCTATGCTTGGAATGCCTTGTCAGAAACACTTACTGCTTCTACTTCTACAGACATCTTTAACTATGTTCTTGTTGGTTCTGGACAACGATTTAGGGTTATTGACGTATTAAACGATACTAGCAACTCTATCGTTCAAAATGCTACTACTCGCTGGATGAACGACCAGTTCCTGTTAACTTCAGTACAAAAGGGTTCTCCTGCGTATTACAACTTTAACGGAACAAACTCCAACGGTGACACACAAGTAGACTTATTCCCTATTCCTAATGGGGCTTATGAGATTCGTTTTAACGTAATCAAACCACAAGTAGCCCTGTCTTCTGATGCTGATGTACTATTAATTCCTTCTGAGCCTGTTATCTTTAATGCTGCTGCAAGGGCTATTGCAGAGCGTGGCGAAGATGGTGGTATCTTAGCTGGTGAAATGGCATTCATTTACAACCAGTCCTTAGCTGATGCTATTGCTATTGAGTCTGGTCGTTACATTGAAGAATCTGCTTGGATGGCTATCTAATGGCTGAAGCCCTAGCAACTGGCTCGATTGCAGCTCCTGGATTCTCTGGGTTAAACACTCAGGATAGTTCTATTCAGTTAGACAGTGGGTTTGCATTAGAGGCTAATAACTGCGTAATCGATCGCTACGGGCGTATTGGTGCTCGTAAGGGGTGGACTAAGGTCAACACCTCTGCAGCGTCTACAGGCTCGTTTAAAGCCATCTATGAGCTTATTAAGGATGATGGTACTGTAGTTATCTCTGCAGCCAACAACAAGATATATACTGGAACTACTACCTTAACAGAGGCTGTGGTTCGTAATGGTACTGATACAGGTAACTTAACCTATGTCATTAGTGATGATAACTGGCAGATTAGCGGTATGCCTTATGACACAGGAGCTACTCCTTCAGGACATGCTATCTTGGTTCAAGAAGGACAACCTACTTTATTGTATCATAAGCTAGGAGCTACTGCTCATGCTCATACTGGTTCTTATGGTTTTCAGCGTTTAGGTGATGTAGCTACAAACCTTCCAGTAGGACAGACTGTAACTAGCTTTACTCCTAATTGTGTCATGACTGCTTATGGTCGTGTCTGGGTTGCTGATATGGCAGGTAGTCGTCAGACAGTATACTTTAGTGACTTACTAAACCCTGCTGAATGGAAGACTGGTACATCAGGATACCTTAATATTAGTGAAGTAGTTCCTAATAACGACCCTATTGTAGCTATTGCAGATCATAATGGCTTCTTAATCATTTTCTGTACTAAGCACATTGTTATCTATAGTAACCCAGTAGATCCATCACAAATGAGACTGGAAGATGTTATTGTAGGTGTTGGTTGCATTGCTAGAGACTCTGTAGCTTCTATTGGTACAGATTTATTGTTCTTGTCTTCTACTGGTGTTCAGTCTTTGCAACGTGTAATCCAAGAGAAGTCACTGCCATTCAGAGATATCTCTAAGAATGTAAGAGATGAACTCTTAACCTTAGTGGCATCAGAGACAGCTAAGAATATTAAAGCTACATACTTTCCTACAGATGCTTTCTACTTATTGTCATTGCCTAGTTCAGGGTTTACCTACTGCTTTGACACCAGAGGTGTACTCCAGAATGGAGCAGCTAGAACTACTGTGTGGAAGCAGCTTAATCCTACAGCATTCTGTGTTACACAATCTAGGGACTTATTGATTGGTAAAGCAGGGTACATCGGTAAGTATAATACTTATGAAGATGATGGAGCTAAGTATCGTATGACATACTTTACTAACTACTTTGACTTCGGTTCTGCTACTACTAACAAGATTCTTAAGCGTATCAATGTAACAGCTATTGGTGGATCTAACCAACCTATTGCTATCAAGTGGGGCTATGATTATACTCGTAACTACTTCTCTCGTGGTATTACATTACAGCGTGTAGAAGTGTTTGAGTATGGTGTAGCAGAATACAACATAGCTACATACACTAACGGTATTGCTTTGGATATTGCTAACATTCCAGCATCAGGTTCTGGTACTGTTCTTCAGTTAGGCTTTGAGTCTGACATTGACGGTACTCCTCTTTCAATTCAGAAGATTGATTTCTTCCTTAAGACAGGTAAAACATTATGAGTTCCTATGTAAAGGCAACTAACTTTGCCACCAAAGATACCCTACCTACTGGTGATTCTAACAAGATTGTTAAAGGCACAGAGCTAGATAACGAGTTCAATGCTATTGCAGGTGCTATTAGCTCTAAATCAGACATTGCTTCTCCTACATTTACAGGTACTCCTGCTGCACCTACAGCTACTGCTGGTACAAACACAACACAATTAGCAACAACAGCGTTTGTTACTGCTTCATTGTCTGCTGTATATCCAGTAGGTTCTATCTATGTTAATGCTGCTGTGTCTACTAATCCAACAACTCTACTAGGCTTTGGTACTTGGGAAGCATTTGGTGCTGGTCGTGTAATGGTTGGTTTTAATGCTAGTGATGCACTCTTTGATACACTAGAAGAAACTGGTGGTTCTAAAGATGCTGTAGTTGTAAGCCATACACATACAGCAACGTCATCTTCTTCAGTATCGGACCCAGGACATCAACACAATATTAGACACTATGCGTCTACTGAGTCTGCTGGGTCTACTGTTAATGCTGGTGGTCCAACAACACAATCGTTTAATACAACAGAAACAGCAACTACTGGAATTTCTGTTACTACAAGTACAACCAACACTTCTACAGGTGTAAGTGGTACTAACGCTAACGTACAACCATACATTACTGTTCGTATGTGGAAGCGTACAGCTTGATAAAAGTACCAGTTGTTAATAGAAAATTCTATACGATGTACCTAGAATTCTACAGTAACATGCTTTGGTTTCATACAGATGTATATAGATGGACAGCAGCAGTAAAGAAAGAATACCTTAAAGATTTAGATGTATTACAGAATTTAGTAACAGTACCTTTAGTAGCTATGCTAGATGAAGATAACAGTAAGTTAATAAAGTTTTCAGAGACAATCGGTTTTAAACATGTTCAACCTTTTGTGGGACAGGATAACAGAATGTATTTAATATATAGTAGAGGATTATAATGGGT